GCAGCAGTTCCAAAGTTACTACCAAACCCTCCAAATCCTCCACCTCCACCACCCATACCACCCGCAGCAGCACCAATCAAGGTCTGTAAGAAAGCTTGATTAGCAGCATTAGCTTGTTGTACTCCTTGATACCGAGTGTTAGCAGCTTGAGACAAACCAGCTTGTAGCATCTGTCCACCAGCTTGTCCACCTGCTTGAGCTTGTCCACCAAGTTCCATACCAAGGCGGTAAGGTTGTTGCCCCATCTCTTCAATCGATCCTACAGTGCCTAGATAGCTCTGTAACGGTCCCAACGCCTGAGTAGGTAGGGCATATCGTTGACCCAAGAGAGACGCTCCTGTGCCGAATAGATCTGTTCCTAGACCTATGTCTTCTGCTAGTCTAGCTCTAGCAAGATTCTCTGCCTGCTGCTGAGTAGACAAACCAGACAATCCAAGCTGAGTACCCAGACCAATATCTTGCTGTAGTTCTGCACGAGCACGCTCACGAGCTTGAGCAGCCAATGCAGTATTCTGTTCCTCTCGTGCCTGTGCCAGAGCAAAGAGTTCTGGTTGACCTTGACCACTAATATTCAATCCTGCCCTACCACGCCCAAAGACACCAGCGCCCAAGCGTGCCTCTTCACGTTGACGAGTAGGATCAAGCATTGCCTGAGCTTCTTGGTAGTAGCTCTGAGCAGCAGCACGAGGATCATAGCTAGTAGGAGTAACCTGATTAGCTAGACCATAGAGACGCTGTGCTTGAGCCATTGCCTCTGGTGAAGCTTGACGGGAGATGTCTGTAGGTAAGAATTGAGAACCTAAACCAAACAGACTCTGAGCAGCTTGACCTAGTGGTTGTCCTGCAGCAGCAGCTTCTTCTGCAGTGGTTAGCGCTCCACCAGTCAGACCCATAATTCGATCTTGGATAGATCTTAACTCAGGAGATAGTTCATAGCTACCACCAGTGACACGAGGAAGACCAGTAACAGGATCTATCGTTTCTGTGAATTGAGAGCTACCAAAGCGAGTAGTAAACCCTACTGGTCTGAATGCAGCAGCGTAGCCAGCTTGTCTACCCGCTTCTGCTTGTTGACGAGCAGCATCCTCTGCTGCCCTGCGAGTAGCTTTAGCACCAGTAAAAGGTTCTAACAAAGACCCGACTGCTTTACCCATTCTAATCTCCTAGTATAAACTTTGTACTGGTTATTATCTGATCCAGTGACATCACGTAAATATTTAAATCCTATTGTATTACCAAACTTACCAAGCTTATCGTTATCAACTAGACCAAACAAATCATCATTAAGAAGTAACTGAAGTTTATTTAGTTTATCTAGGTAGTCTTTCTTTACTTTACTTGTCCAGTTAAACACATCAGTGTGTAGCCAGTAAAGATCACTAAAGTATTCTAAGTATATTATGTAGTTGTTATTCTGTACTATTGGTAACTTCAAGCGGTACGTTTCCACATGTAGACTGTGATGTATGGTTGTAGGTTGGCATTGGTGCCTGAGGAACCTGTGGATGCCGTAGTGCCACTGAGGGTGTGGGTGTGGGCACCAGCAGATTCTGTAGTCCTTGTCTGTTCGATAACCTCAGCAGCGCCAGAAAAGTAGGCACTATCAATACCATCCACGCCATTGACATAAGCCCAACCAGGAAACTGGTGGGTGTGGGTGCCTGCACTAGCTGTAGTGGCACTAAAGGTATGGGTGTGTGAGACAACAATCGCATCCTTAGAACCACCAGTCTCCTCTGCTGTATCAAATAGAGGATCTGAGGCATTAAAACCTACAGGAACTCGACCAGCACCAAAGGCTGTCCAAGTACCAAAGCCCAATAATGTACCAGGATTAGTGCTGTTAGTAGCATTAATGTAAATAGAACCAACAGGATAAATTGCTTGTAATGCTGCTTGTACAAACGCTGTAGTAGCAAGTTGAGTAGTATTAGTTCCTGCTGTTGCAGTAGGTGCTGCTGGCGTACCAGTAAATGTTGGTGAAGCAATGTTAGCTTTACCAGCAATGTCTTGAGTGATACGATTAACTACATATGCAGTAGTAGAGATCTGAGTATTATTAGTAGCAGTAGAAGGAGTAGGCGCTAATGGAGTACCTGTTAGTGTAGGACTATCAGCATCAGGCTTAGATGCAATAGCAGCAGCAATAGCGTTGAACTCAGTATCAATCTCTGTACCTTTAACAATCTTAGCTGGATCACCACTATTCAAAGAATCTTTAACAGCAAAGTTGGTGGCTTTAATATAATTAGCCATTAATATCTCCTTAGATTATAACCTTACCTTGTTTCAAACCAACATCAATCTTTTGAATAGAGAACGGATTACCATTGATGTCAGTTTCTACACCTAGTTGTAGGATTGCTCCAGCACCACCAACATTTAAGAAAAACTTTTCAAGTACAATACCACCAAAGTATTCTGCAATGTTATATTCACCTATACCATACTCATAACTAGTTCCGCCAGCTAGTACTTTAGTTTGTGCTAAGAAGTTTTCAGAATAATCAAAACCATACTTAACTGCTACTTCAGCACCTGATCCGCCAATAACAATAAGACCAATCTTCTTTAGTACTTTAAGTAGGTTAGGTTGATCAAAGTCAAAGTGATTAGTAAAATACTCTAAACGGTATACTGCAGTATTATCAGTATGTCCAAAGTATTTACCAATATACCCAGGTTTACCTACTAATAGTTCTTTAATATCGTTAACAACAAATGCTTTAGGTTCTAAAGCATTCCATTTAGTTACTCGATATGATCCATCTTGCATTGGAGATCTAGTATCAAAACAATATACAATCTTAGATGTAGGTAAAGAAAGTAAGTAGAAAGCGTCTCTACTATAATATACACCCTTCATTGCAACAGCATTGCTTTCTGAGTTAACGTTAGCAATTAGTTCATCACGTACATTTTTAGAAATATCACGGAACGGTAGAGACTTCTCTTGAATCACTCGAGTCAAGCTACGTACACCAGAGTCAGACAAGAAAATAATATCTGTACCAGTAGATACTACAGAGTCTCTAGCAATACATCCTACATTAGGAATATAATCAGCAAGGGTTAACTGAGTTACATCGATAGGGTTGCCATAGATAGCTATGTTGTTCCTACCAAAGATAATTAAGAATCCGTTGTGTGCTGCTAATGCAACAATCTTATCGTTGTTAGGAAATACTGCGTTTAATGACAAAGATCCTGAGTCTCCACCTTGGAAGTCAGAACCATCAAGTAGTCTGCTAAAGTAAACAGTCTGTCTATCACCAGTTAAATCAGCTAACCAGATCCTACCATAAGCTGCTAATGCACAATTAGGTTGAAAGTCTGCAGTAGTATAACCAAGAGGCAATGAACCTACGTCACCTAGTCTTTGAAATCCAAACGTGCCACTATCGTGTGAGTGTGGGTTAGTACTACCCGCTACAGGAAGCTCATGGTACACCAGGACAGGATGCCCAGTCTGTGCCATGTACACATGTGGCTTAGCAGCAGCACCGTCTCCAAAGGGCAGGGAAGCACCTTGCCAGTGGTTTGCTGTTATGGTTACAGATACGTTACCATTGTTAGCAGCATTACGTACTGTCTGAGTAGTCATAGTTGTAGTACCAGTAAACAACTTATTGTTACCAGCACTAAGAAGAATGTTACCACCAGTCTTAACCATCTCAAACATAAACTCTACAGGCTTACTAGATGTAAGATCAGAGTTAACTGTAGAGTTTACAGGAGTCCATCCACGCCTTGCACCAATCCTACCATACTGATCGATAACACAGTTGTTAGCAGTTAAAGCAAAACCACTAGATAGTTGAACGCTACTATCCTGAGTGTTTAGACCCAGGAATCCAGGAGCAGCTATACTACCAGTTTGAATTGGTTTCATTAATTAGCTACCCAAGTAATCTCATCAGGATAACGATTAGCTTCTGCAGAAATATGATCTGCTAATGATTCTTTAAACAATTGATATGCTTCGTTACTCATTACACCGTTGTCCTCACCACGCTCTACCAATGCTTTAGCATAAGCAAGGAATATTACAGGTTCAGATGGTACTTTGATAATGTCAGCACTGAGTGTAAGTTTATCAGAAGGCTTGATTACGTTAAAGTAAATATTATATACACCATCAGGTACAGGATACAAGTCTACTTGTGTGTCACCATTAACATCTACACCGTTAAAGTTATAACGATCTGGAGAACCATACCTAAATGTTTCATTAAGAAACAATTCATTCATACGAGAAGTAGTTTCATTGTTTAGAAACCAATCCTTCTCTTGGTTAATAACATCCAATACACGGAATCGTTGACCAATACCAGTTAGTACATAGTTAAATACTTGGTTAGCAGTAGTGACTGTTAGTGTTTCAGTCAAAGCATTCCAGTTATAAGCATCTTCTACTTGACGCTTAGCATCATTAATAAACTTACCAATAAGCTTAGAGTAAGCATTATCAGTTACCGCAGTAACCTCTTGCTCTCTAAGTCTTACTAGTACATCGTTAACAGCTTCTAAGTAGGTCATAATATATTATACCATAAAGTAAATTGAATGTCAATACCTACCACTTAACTTTATCTGCCCAAAACGCTGCAGACATCTTACCTTTAGCAATGTTAGCTGCGTGCCTAGCTTTAAATGATGCTTGTCTCTTGGTTGGTTGCCTATCACCTGTAACACCTTGCTGACCAAACCTAATAGTTTTTACTTTGTCTCCTTCTTTAGCCACCACCACATGAGACTTAGTAGGATGATTAGGTGTACGCTTAGGCTGATTATATCCAGATACTCCTGCATTAGTTAGTCGAGAATCTTTCTTCATGTCTGATCCTTGGTAGTAATAGGTAGACAAACACCTTCAATTAAATCTACTGGCAACTCTTGCTCTGCTTTATACATAAACTTTTGTGCAGCAGCTTGACACTCTCGTTCGCTGTAGAAGTTTTCATCAGGTTTCCAAAAAGCACATTGATGATTCATGCAAAAAACAACCACAGCGATCCACATATTCATTTCTTTTTCCTCTTTGCTTTGCTAAGAGCTATTGCTACTGCTTGCTTCTGAGGATAACCTTCTTTCTTCAGAGTACGAATGTTCTTAGAGACAGTCTTATCTGATTTACCTTTAGCTAACGGCATTAGTATTTACCTTTAGACTTCTTCATACACTTACCAGCTTTCTTACACTTCGCAGGACTAGGACAACCAGGGCAAGGTTTAAACATAGTAACTCCTTTAGGTATTAAACTGAACTGCTATCTTAGGATCTAACTCTACTGATATAATAAAACTAAAGGTAGTAAGGTTATCTTGTTGCTCTACTCGAATCTGATCACCTTCTTCTAGTACAACATACTTACCATCACCACCCCACTCTAACCCTGTACCAGTGTTAAATGTTGTATTAACTATTCCATACTCTTCGTTGATAGAAGCATCATACCAATATACTGCTGCTGATTTGTTGTTAGCACCAATGTTAGCAACATACAACAATGTCCATAATGCTGTCTGGTGCGTAGGAACAGTATAAATAGTTTCCTTAGCAGCAGTAGTTTTAGTCTTACCTTTACTAATCTTTCTTGACATTGTTCTTTCCTAACCAACCTTGAACTGTTTGAGTTTCATAAATTCTAAACCCTGTCCACACAATAGTCAACAGTGCAGCAACAGCAGGCAACACTTCTGCTAGTGTTCCTACTACAGTTATTAGTGATACTGCATCACCAGCAGCTTTAGCAGTTTCATGTCCTACAGCCATTATACCACACCTCCATCAATATTACCAACAACTTGTGATCCTGGTGTTGCAGGTAACTCAACATTAGGGAAGTTAGGATCTTGTGGTAGATCACGCAATGCTTGACGATAAGTTGCCCAAGCAGTACGATCAACAGGAGCATCTAATACCTGAGTCCAGTCACTATTCATAAGAGCAATGTCACGCTGTCTACGCAACTGTGCTGCTTTGGTGTCTACTTCAGCAGCGATGTCTTCTGCTGTTTTGTCAGCAACCTGTACAGTGTAAGCCCAACCATTATTAATGTAAGGCTCGGCTGGTACTAGCTTTTGTGTCTCACGGTTATGCGGTATAAACATATTAACTTTATACGCACCTTGCTCTTCCAAGAACTTATTACTAGGTCCAGTGGCAGAGAAAGATACTTGAGGAAACAAAACTTTGTAATCAGCGATAACACCATCTTTGTAAATCTGCATTGTTTACTCCTAGTTATAGATCAGGGAATGGGGCAGTCGGGAAAGGTTCTGTTGGGTATCTCGCCACGCCCTTGGTGATGCGGAGATCGTCTATGTAGCCGTTGAATAGATTGGATGTTCCAAAGTAACCGCCAACGACTATATAACCGCCAGTATAGTTTTGGTTATCGGTTTGTGTACCAAAACCAGAATCAGCAGTTCCATTAACATATAAATTTATTGATGACCCATTTCTTACCAAAGCAAAGTGAGTCCAAGTTCCGCTAGAAATGCTTGTTGTTCCTGCCCTAAAAGTACCGCCATAGTAAGCACCAAGAACAAGATTATTACAGTAAACAGCAATGTTGTTTGTGTTGTTTGCTTGTAACCCACCGGCTGTTGTAGATATTTGTAACAACCCCATGTTTGCAGTAGAGGTTGTGTATAACCATCCTTCTATCGTAAATGAGCCAGTACCCATTATTAAATCTGGGTTTATAAAGTTGTTATTGGTTAGCCTGTCACCACTCCCATCAAACTCCATAGACCCAGTACCATATTTCTTCACCGTGGTATCTATCTGAGCATTACCGACTGTCTCTAGTACGTTCTTGCCTGTGTTGTCTAAGATGCCTGCGTTGGTGAAGTTTAGGAGTAACGATGTTTCTGACGAAGAAAAAGTAGTGTTTATATTTGTCGTGCTTGGATAGGCAGAAGCTGATGCAGCCCCTGATGTGGACAAAGGCAATGTCGGTGGAGTAAAAGCACCTGTATAGACTGCGGTTCCTTTGACCGCACGAACATTATACAAATACCCATTAACACCAATATTAAATGCCGTATAGTTTCCAACAGTAAACAAACCTTGCGGATAGTTTTTGGTTACAGTCCCAGAAGCAATTTGAACACCATTTGCAAAAAGTCTTGCTGTTGTTCCTTGTCTGGATACTGCAATATGTGTCCAAGAATTTAATGGTAATGTATATGTTGCTGTTAAGTCATAAGCGATTCCTCGTGACCCGAGCCAGACTGTTGTTGTGTCATATCCTAATATTGCACCGTTAGTAACATCTACCCCACAAATCAAAGTATCTGCTGCCAAAGAAGCGGGGTTTATCCACGCTTCAATAGTAAAGTCGCCTGTTCCAAACGCAAAAGCTGCATTAGACGCAGCGGTTAAATAGTCAGTATTACCATCAAAATACCCACTACCGCCATTAGTACCAGCAGAGTACGCCGCAGATGGCGCAAAGGGACTGAAGGGGGTTACACGCACATCACCGTTGCGAGTGATGGTGAAGCCTGTGCCTGAGTTTGCTACACCGTTATCTACGAACCTGTTGCTCTGGCAAGTCAGGAGAGAAGTCTCTGTGCCTTGCGGTGGGTTCTGACCACCGGAGGTAGCGCCAAGAGGGACGGTGCTTGGGGTAAAGGCAGAGGTGTAGACGGCACGGCCTTTGACGATACGGACGTTGGAAAGGTAGCCTGGGAAGTTGTTTGTGTAACCTGTGTAAAAGCTAGCACCAACACCTGTTGCATTAGTTGAGTTAGATACAGTTTGATTACCAAGCGTTGTGCTGGCAACTTCAGCACCATTAAAAAACAATTTTGTAGTGGTTCCTGATCTTGCTACCGCTACATGATGCCAAGTATTTTTAGTAATGGTTGCGGTATAGGTAGCAGCGTAATCAACACTACTTACAGTGTTCGCAAAAATTAAACCAGTGCCTGTGGTTGTTGAACTACCATTAAGGTACAACGCATATCCATTAACAGTTCCAGAAGTCGGTATTGCCGTAAAGATATTTGCTCCCCTAATCCCTCCAGCATTTTGTGCAGCGTCTGCGGTTAAATAAATCCACGCCTCAATCGTGAAGTCACCAGTACCCAAGTTAAACGCAGCATTGTTGGCTATTTGTAGACTATCCCCAGTACCATCAAAAAAGTTACTCCACTCCCCTGCCGCTAGACTGAACGGGCTAAATGTACCTTGGGTGGTATTGCCATTGCGGGTAATGGTGAAGTTGTTGGTAGAGGAGTCTAGGAATGTGTTGTTCTGTGCGCCGTTGGTTCCATCACCGTGGAGCAGCAACACTGTTTGCTTGAAGTTGGGGTCAGTCTCTGCCGCAGCAGCACCGCCCCTAGATAGCATCTTTAATACATTACTCATTATGGCTTACCTACTTCAGTTGCGTAGATAGTAGTACCAACTTCCCACAACAGTATCCAAGTATAACCAGTGGTAGCCAATGTTGGTGCTGAACCAGTACCACCAACCTTAACCCAAGTAGGATTAACAGTGGACCAGGTAATAGTATAAGCAGTGCCATCATCAATACCAAGCAACACTACCTGACCTGCTTCAAAGTTAGTTGCTGCTGGTGTACGGTTAGCACCTAAAGTTACTACTTGAATTGAACCATTAGCAGGATCAATCTCAAATGCAGCACCGTCAGTGATAGTATGTACAGTATCTTTTACTTCTTTAAATGTTTGCTGTGCTGTAAAGGTAGTAGCAGTACCAGGAGCAACATAGTCAGTACCAGCGGTAGCGGCACTGAAAGCAGAAGTACCGTTACCTTTGATAACACCTGTGAGTGTTGTTGCACCAGAACCACCATTAGCAACAGGCAATGTACCAGTAACATTGGTTGTTAGGTTAATACTATTTAGTGTTGCTACAGTACCTAAACCTAGTGTAGTACGCTGTGCAGCAGCATCAGCATCATCAAGGATAGCCCTACCAGCAGCAGTCAAAGTAGTTACAGCATAGGTATCAGATGCCGTTGTGTAAATCATTCTATCAGCAGCGGTAGTTAATCCAGCAATGGATTGTAAACCTGCGTCATACGCCTGGACATTAGTACCAATCACAAGTCCTAATGTAGTTCTTTGTGCTGCGGCGTCTGCGTCATCTAATAGCGCTCGTCCAGCAGCGGTGAGATCTGTTACAGCGTAAGTATCAAGCGCCGTAGTGTAGATCATCTTATCTGCTGCTGTGGTTAATCCTGCAATAGATTGTAAACCAGCATCATATGCTTGAACATCAGTACCAATAATCAATCCTGCTATTGCATCTCCTGACTGCAACTCTTCAATAGCAGTACCGTCAAGTACTAAAGGATATTTGTTTGCCATTGTTCTTCCTTAATTAAGAAACTGGTACGTTAACAGTACCGCCACTTCTATTCGTAATAGCTAAGAAACCATTAATCAATGGTACACTTATTGTAGCACCACTACGATCTGTTACTAACAACAGCGTAGCACCACCTCCACCACCAATAGCACCCCAAGCAGCACCGTCATAACCTTCAAAGCTATCAGTGTCATCATTAAACCTAAACATACCTTTAGTAGGTGTAGGTCTTTGTGCTTGTGTACCAACAGGAATCTTAATAGCACCAGTGGTTGCTGCTAAAGCATCAGATACATCAGTATCATTAAGAGTTACAGAACCAGTCCTAGTATTAAACGCTGTTACACCACCAGTAACATTAAATGCTGCTGCATCCCAAGCACTACCATCCCATATGTACAGTTGGTTAGCAGTAGTATTCCAGTAAATAGCACCAGTTAGTAATGCGTCACCGTCATTGTCAGTTGCAGGAGCAGAAGACTTAGCACCAAGGTAACGATCATCAAAAGAATCATAGGATGCTGCTGCGTTAGTAGCACTAGTAGCTGCTGAAGAAGCTGAGTTACTAGCATTGGTTGCTGAAGTAGCAGCAGCTTGTGCATGATACTTAGCTGAGTATTCCCCACCTGCTACAGGTCCACTAGTTTTAGTTGCCCACTCATTAGCAGATAGCTCGTATGCTTGTGCATTAGTTGCTGAAGTAGCGGCGTTAGTTGCTGATGTGGCTGCAGCACTGGCTGAGTTACTAGCATTAGTAGCTGCAGTAAAAGCTGTAGATGCAGATGACGCTGCAGCAGTTGCAGAATTAGCTGCGTTTGTAGCAGAAGTACTTGCGTTACTTGCTGAAGTAGCTGCAGCAGTAGCAGAGTTAGATGCGTTCGTTGCTGCAGTTGATGCAGTGCTAGCAGAGGATGCTGCATTCGTAGCAAAGGTAGATGCAGAAGATGCCGAGGAAGCGGCATTAGAGGCTGATGTAGAGGCTGACGATGCAGAAGATGATGCAGCACTAGCAGACGCTGTAGCAGACGTTGCAGAGCTTCCTGCGCTGGTTGCTGAGTTAGCTGCGTTAGTAGCTGAAGTTGCTGCTGCAGATGCTGAAGACGCTGCTGATGTTGCAGAGTTAGCAGCATCGGTTACAGAACTACCAATAGCTGCTAAAGATGCCGCTGCTGAAGAAGCTGATGTTGCTGCTGATGTAGCAGAGTTTGCTGCGTTAGTAGCAGAAGTGTTAGCGTTGTTAGCTGAGGTTGAAGCATTAGCTGCTGAAGTTTGTGCTTGAGTTACAAGTGTAGATACTAATGCTGCCTCACTAGCAGCATCAGTAGTTGCATCACCAGGACCACCAGGACCACGATAGATAGCCATTTAGTTTCCTTTTACAGTTTGCTTAGAGCACTAAGTTAATGCGCTAAGAAAACTGCCCAGACCTTGTGAGCCTGGGCAGAGGTTACTTAGGCAGGTACAGCCAGCGCTACTGCAGCATCATCACGAAGCTCAGCAACACCGTAAAGCATGTCGGAAGTAAACAGCGTTCCGAGGTACTCTTGCTTGTACTGCGTCTGACTACGAACACCCATTTGCTCAGCCAGCACAAAAGCATCTTTGTGAGCCAGCAGAACAATACGGTCCGTACCAGAAGTACCAGCAGCGGTATCAGCGTTGGTAGTCACGTATACTTTAACACCGTATACATCACCAATCTGACCGTTACGGATCGTGTTAGCACCAGCAGCTTCACCAGTAAAGGACTGCTCAGTGAAGCGAGCAAGACCCATAAGAGTGCGACGAGTGGTGGGAGGAACGATCAGGAAGCGATCCGTCATAGGAACATCAGCATCATCAAGACGCTGGATGCTGCGACGAATAGCGTCATCTGCCAGAGCAGCAGCGTTGGAGGTAGTGGAGTTATACACTGTCGTACCATTAGAACCAATAAAAGCATTGGTAGTAGCAGACGAAGTAGCGTAGTCATTCGTACCAACCGTAGCGCCATTAATACCACGACCAAGACGAACTAGGTCAGTATCAACTTGACGAGACAGAGCGTAGCCAGCGTCATCAGTGTAGAACTTCCGCATAGACGAAAGAGCTTGCACTTCGACGATGTCCTCGATCAGTCGGCTGTACTCGTAGTGCTTGTTAATAAGAACTTGAACTTCAGTCTCAGTAGCAGCAATCAAAGCTACTTGAGTCTGAGCAGTCTTCTCAGAAGCGTTACCACGAGTGGGTTTAGGAATATGAAGCGTGTCGCCTTTCTTACCCTGGAAAGACATTTTGGAGAACAGATTAGCTGCTACAAGATTCTTCTTATAGGCAGCGATAATCTCATCACTCCAAATCTCTGGGATAAATTTATCGGCGGTAGTCTTTGTTACATGTGCTGTTCCGAGAGGCATTTTATATTTCCTTTATAAAGTTTATTTAACTCGTCCCTCTACATACGCTGCCATAATTTCTGGCTGTAGTTGAGCGTATCTA